CGGTAACCACCTCGCCTGTTATTCACAAACTTAGCCTAACCGTAATCCTATTGATAGTCTGAAGATTAATCATCAGTGGGTCATGAGTTACATTTTACTGTAATTCCCAGCCTTTCTGAATAATACTCCGCAAACTATTTAAGGATGAAGGATCATTAACGGATATCACTTCCGTGAACGGAACTTTCATTCTGACAATAAGGAATCTAAACTAGTTATTTTGACTCTTTAAGTATCTTCTCTCATAATAATTTAGAATATTCTTTATTATCACGATTAAGAGGACCTTTAGGAGCATCAAAACGACTAGCACTATCTAAGATTTCATCTCCAATATTTTTAATTAGAGGTTCATCATTTAGATAGCGGTTCGTTCTAGGTATATTAGAATTTAACACTGTATTCTCGAAAGAGAAAAGAGTATTAAATTTCATATATCTATTACGATCATTTATAGCCTGTTGCTCTCTTCTTCATTTTGAAGCTTTAAGTGCTAAAGATATTAAATTCATTGAGAATTTAGGTTTCTTAATCACTTGATCTATTTCTAAAACTTTGTTTTGAGCTCGATCTAAGATAGATTTCAATTCATGATATCTATCCATAGAATCGGTCGATTCAAATATAGAATCCAGATCAGCTTGGTATGGGATGGGGCGTTCTAATCGTTTAAATAACGGAAAGAAAACCTCATCTCACAGAATGTTAAAGAAAGTAACTTGCATAGCTTGATATCGTGTCGCATCTACACCTTGAATAATCTTATTATCAGGGAATAGATAGTGAGCTACATTATATGATAACTCTTTTGAATCATTAAATACTGAAACAGAAATTTTAATTTTATGTTTCATATATTCAGTTATTCAATGAAGGGTATCTGTAGCGAAGACAGACTTACGAAGTCTCAAAGGTGTTTTATTAATTAAAGAAGAAACTAAAGAAGTTAAATAAGCTTCATTAGTCCCTTTAATAATATTTGACTTAAGAGATTTTGTAGTATCTGTTCTATCCACGATAGCTTCAAATACATTAGCTAGAGATACTGCACCTGAAGATCAGAACTTTGTCAAAACTGCAAATAAAGTAATACTAATATTACCTTTACCTATAGCTTGACAAGTTGTATCTTTTAATCAATTTATAAGGCCTGATTGACCTATATAATCTCTATCTAGTAGAGTATATACAGTGTTAATACGACCCATAAACGAATTATTAGAAATCAACATTCGTCACGAAAGTGCAGAGACGTTCTCGCCTTTAAGAGTCGTAACCTTTAAGTATTCCACTGCTGGTTTACTTGCGATTACACTCTTAGTTTGATTAATAGGAACTCCGATATCTTCCATAATAGAAAGATATTCTCGAGCTACCTCTTCATCAAACAAGACGAGATCATCACCAGTTATTTCATAATTATCATATCATTGTAGATCACCAAATAATAAAAGAATAGAATTTCTTTTATAAAAAGGTAATGTCCTTTGATAGGCTAATTGAACTAAAAAGTGATGAGTTACCGCCAACATATTAAAAGATGATAAAGCACCCATAGGTTGACCGACTGCATAGCGTAAAGCTACACCATCGGTACCAAATTGGGCTTTCTCTTCTTTAGTATATTGAAGGTAGTAACTACGTCCGACTAACAATTTCGATCAAAGATTAGCAACTTCTTCTCCTATAATAGGAGCAAGTATTGCAATCTGGATAGAAATTGGAAGTCTATCAGTAGCAGCAGACAAATCATAACCAAAAGATCGGCCACATTCAGATTTCTTAGCAGCTCTTTTTCAAGAGGCTATTTGATCTTTTGTACCGTCATTAGGTAATGATGCAAGGAAAGATGAGAGCATTGAATGTAATGGTTTTAATAAGGACTGAGTCCAAATATCAACCATCGCAAATACTCTTATTTTCCCTGCCGCTTCAACTTTTCTCGAAAGCTGTCCAACATAGTTATGTTTCTTAAAAGCCTTAGTAGACTTTAAGTAACAATATTTCTCTACTATATCATAGTATTTAAATATTTTAACTCATATTGAAAGCAAACGAGAATAACCAAGTGCATTCATGTAATCTAAAGCAACCTGACCTAACCCTGCTTTTGCAAGGCGGAAAGGATCTGTAAAGATTCCCAATCATGACACTTTAGTCGTTGAAGACGAAGTCTCAAGGAGTAGCAAACCAGGATCAGATTTCAAGATAGTTTTATCAAACATTTTCAAAGAATTCGCAGCTAAAGCTGCCAATTCTCTAGAAACTCTTTGTAAATTATCTTTGTTACCTGAAAATGGGTCCGTGATTGTACTTAACTTAAGGTTTCCTGGTATATTTATCACGCGATAAACAGCATATAAAGTTAGTCAAAATCTAATTATAGATTTAGAATTACTTAATAATGCACGTCTATCTTGCAATGGAATATATCTAGGTAAACCAGAAGAAGTCAATCTAGGAAGACTTAAATTTGGTTCAACTTCTCGAAGAGAACCTAATTTCTGTCCTGCCAGAGCCTTCTGTATCGCTAATTGGCTAAATTTTAGATAACTTACAACATATTTCCCACCATGTCTACGATTCATTCGTAAGATATAGTTAAAGAAATTGTGTATTTGTCTGGAACGAAAGCTAGTTCTTCCTTGTCTTCCAAATATAGTTAACGAAACTCGTCAACCTAATTTAGAAGCCAAGGCTAATAACTCAATAGAGTTATTAAGCGATACCATAGGTTCAGATCTAACTTCATCCCTAAATAGATTCTTTAAAGATATAAATTTTATATTTTTCATAGTTTCTATTAAGGTTTTATTGTAAACCACCAAACCTGGTGGATTTGCGATATAGAAGAAAGAACTCCTATTTCCGTTGTACCTATTTACAATAGGGACGGGAAGTAAGAAGACTGCTTTTGCCCCACCAAACTCCTCTACATATAACAGGCAGAGCCTAAATCCATAGGTTGTGTCAGATGTATTAGAGAAAGATGGTATGGTCAAAAGAAACCTTCCAAATAATTTTCTCCCATCTCAGTAAGATCCCCTCGAAAGAGGCCTTACGGGACGGAAAGAGAAATCACTCAAAAGATATCTTTTGTTTCATTTCTCAACTACTTTTTGTATAAAAGTAGAAAAGGTAATGTAGTGTCCAATAAAACTAATTCAGATTTGGTTTTCCAAGACATTATATTATCTCAGGGTTTTCTGTTCTGAACAAACAGAGTTTTCCCAAGCAGCTAAG